GAAGAAACATTTAGGTCAGTGCGTTCAGACATAGACCCAATTCCAGATACTTTTTCTCTAATATCTGCCATTAGTCTTCGTCCTCTTCATCTAGATATTTTTTAATTTCATCTTCAGTAGGTGCTTTATAGTTAACCCAGTTAGGATATGAACTCTTGTCCATAACAAAACTTAAGGCTAACTCACTCTTAAATCCTGCTTTAAGCAAAGACTTGTAATACTCATTAAGCCAAATGCAATACATTTCTAACTCAGTATGTTCCTCATTGGCAACAGTACGAGGTTTGCGTGGCTGTGGTTTCTTTTTACGCGGTGGCATAACTACCTCCGAATAGCAGTTCTAGCGCTTGCACTTGCCGTTCCTCCAGCACTGAGACTAGATAACAAAGTCTGTAGTGATGGTGGAGTTGCGCCTCCTACTGACGCAGCGGGAGCAGGGGACGGTTGCTCAACCATTGGAGCGCCAGCAGGAGGTAATTCTGGTGCGAAGACTTCTTCAACTGCATCCTCAATGCTTACGCCTTTCTGACGTGCCTTGATGACATCAGCGACCTTCTTGATTACCATTGATGGGTCCCCACCCTGCACAGCCATCTGTGGGATGGCTTGTGTATAGGCTTGTAGAGATTGAACTAGCGACTTACGCATATTCTCAATCTCAATCTTTTCTTGTTCCTGTGTCACGTTGATACCAAATGGCAACTCACGCATAGCCAAATCTGTAGAAATCAAACCGCCACCAAGTGCTTGTAGCATAAAGATAAGACCTTGTGCTGGGTTAAGACCAGCAAGCATTCCGTATCTGACATCGGCTGAGTAGTCTTTCTTGATGTCTTTTGCTGGCTTGTACGTAATCTGGTATGGGCTACCAGCATCTACGCCACGGATAGTCTTTTCATAATCAAAAAACTTTTCATCAACTTCAAAGCAGACCGAGATAACATCTCGTAGTGCTGAAGCAAAGATAGCCTGAGCAGACTTGACCTGTGTGTCAAAGCCTCCCATAAGTGCCTGCACACCTTGTCCCGTGATGATGCTGGCATCAATATTTCCAGTACGTCCCTCTGGATAACGTGTTCCTGTACGTAGTTCCTGCTGAAGCAACGCTTGTTCAGTAAATGCTCCAGGTGGAATGTTAAGGTCAACACGGCGTACACCTGCAGGGTTAGCAGTACGGATAACCGCATCGCCACCCATTTCAAGTTCATTGACATCTGATGGTAGAACAATTGGTGCCTGTACGGATTTTTCCGCTGCTTCCATCGCAAGTAATGCGAACCTGTTGCGAAGCAACTGAATACCGAGCACGTCATCAAACTGACCACGCATCTCATTATCAATAGATGGTCTCTTAGCAACAACAACCATCATCTTGCCAATAGGGTTATTGGCGTGCGATAGCACAAGGTTGTTACGCTCAGGAACATATAACACAGATTGCTTCTCGTCATAATAACGAACAATCTCAATCTGTGAATTCATATCTGACTTGTACATTTCTTTGCCAAGTAGAATATGTGCGTACTCAGGGAACTGCGAGGCGACTTCGCCTACAGCCATATAGTAACGCTTTGCAAAGGCAATGCAGCGCCCATAGCGGTCAAACTCTGGGTAAGCGCCCACTGGGTTTTCTATGCGGATACGCGGCAGCCCTGCTTCTTCGTCCAACTCAATTATGAATGGAACGAAACCAAATGTGATGTACATATCGGCGCCCGTGTACATCTGTACTTGTAAATCAGAATGAGCAAAATAATTGGTAGCAATACGAGTACGGGTATCAGCAAACTTACGAGCGCGGTCATTAGCCTGATTCGCCGCCGAACAGTTGACCGACGGTAGAGGCGCCATAACCTCTGACAAGTCACGTGCAACAATGTCAATAAAATTTGCAACGACATTTGCGTCTACGCCTTCAGGAAAGAAATCTGGATATACAGTTGCAATCTGACCTTTACGGACAGCAAGAACGTCTTGCTGGCGTGCATCACGCTCGGCAGCACGTTCACGTAGATTCTCTACGCGTGCTGAGATTTGCTCTATTGATAGCATCTATTTCCTATCCGTATGTTTGTTGCCATTGCTCGGCAATCATTTCATCTAGATTTACTGAATAACGTTTTTGTGATTGTGCTCTAGTTGCCCAACGATTGTGGGCATACCTTTGTACTGCAGAGTTTTGTTGCATAAACTCACGACAACGTAGGACACCAAACCATAACGCCATTACGCAGTCGGTCTTGCCTCTGGTGTCAGGTTTCCAGGTTATGAGTTGTTGTACTAAAGCCTTAAGTCCTTCAGAACCTTCAGTGCTAGGGAGTTCAATGATGTTGTTCTTCTGGTGTTTTCCATTGTTGACAGTTCCAAAGAGCGTAGACATTCCTGCGACTCCGAAGTTAGTATCCCATTTGTTTTTTCCAGTGAAGTGAGCATTGAGGCGAACACCATAAGATGCCAGCCATTGCTGTAAGTCGGAGTCAAGGGCATAGGCTTTTTGGTGGGCGTTGATTTCAACGCGGAGTTCCTGCGGCTTATACCTTTGAACAAACTCCTCAATTGCCTGCCTAATCTTCTGTGGTGTTGGTTCTGCCATATTAAGACAGTCCAACACATAAATCTTTCCGTCGTGCCTGTTATAGGTCATCGCAACAAACGCAGCATTGCCAGCCATAGCAGGGTCAAAGCCAACTACTGTGTAGCCCTCAACCTGTGTTGGATGTCCTGTAGCGCCTGCTCTTAGCGGACCCTTCTTACGCATACCATTCAGGGAACCCTGTACCAGTTCTGCTGGGAAAATAGAATCTTCTGTTACGTCTTCTTGCTGGTAGACCAGTGCCCACGTAGATGGAGTAACCTCTCCTCTACGTCGGGCGAGTGTTGGACCATCCCATTTAGGATATAGCCCTTGCTCGTCGGGTGTATCTTCATCCCCGTCCCACGGGACGTCTGACTTAGCCCAGAGTGTTTCCCAATCTTTTGGCTTATCTGCATAGCGTAGAACTGCTGGCATACCCATATAGGTAAAGGGGCTTTTGCCCCCAGACCAATGTTTCGGGTCACGGAGTTCTTTATAAAAATCTGTTGGGGCAATACGGGTTCCTACAACCAGCAACTTGCCATTCTTACCCAAACGGGTAATAACTTCCTTTTGCAGCCAGTTAATCTGCTTCTCATATTCGTGGGCATTGGCTGTAGTAATACAGTCATCCAGAATGATGAGGTCGGCACGGGCACCGTAAATCTGACCCCCCATACCGAGCGCCTGAATAGTCGGGTCTTTCTCGGATGAATTACGGGCATCGCTACCCAAGTAGACGGTGTCAACACGCCAGGTATCAGAGTCTTCTTTCCATCCCCCTTCTGGTCCAAAAGTTGTTTGCAACTTCAACCAGCGCGGGTGGCTTAACCTTTGTTTGATTGCGTACACGAACTCACGTGCTTTGACTAACGTCTTAGAAACTACGATGATTCTGACATTGGGGTCTAGGGCAATGCGGTAGGTAGAGTAATTCACCGTAATCACGGTGGACTTAGCGTGCTCAGGTGGCACGTTTACAAGGAGGCGGTGTTTATCGCCTGGCTCGTAAATCATATTAGGGTGGAGCCAAGATGGCTCTTTGCCCTCCAGCAGGTCAATCCAGTCCTGATGGTGAGGGAACACCCGCTGGTCTAAAAACATCTCTGAAAATTGGGGGAAGGAAATATCTTCCCTTGCCACACCCAGGGCTTTCAGGGAACGCTCTTTGGCGTTCTCCTTTGCCTCGGCTAGGTCAGCGGCAAACTGCTTATCCCGCATCATCCAGATGCGGACGGTATCGGGCTTTTTGCCCAGATTCTCCATAGCCTTGTGGACAGACATACCCTCAGATACAAGGGCTAAGACTTTAGCCTTGGCTTCCGCCATAGCCTTTGTCCTAGGGTTATTATCCTTCTGAAAAGTCACAGACCTGTCCCATCTACATACAGTACTGATAGTCAGTACAGCCAGTTAGTAACAGATAGTAGATACAGTCTGTAACGCAAGCCCTCAAGGCTTGCTACTATCAGTGGGCACTTTGTGCCCCTATATAGTATTAATCCGTTCAAACAGCCATTCCGAACGGTTTATAACAAAACTGTTACCTAAATCACAGAACTAACTATACCAAAATAGGACATAGTAGGACAGTACAGGGGCATAGGGTTTGTACGGGAAAATCTTTTTTGGTGTGTACTATATAACTCTCAGCCAGTATTAAACAGTCTGGGGTCTTACGAGACCCTGCGACTGTTTGCTGATAGCGTGGACAGTGCTGTTTAGAGAGCGCTGTCTGGGCTACC